TTAAAAAATCGGTTAGTGGTTTTGTCGTTCAGGTTTGGGCTATTCCATAGACCTTCACTTTAATGAGATTGTAATGAGATTGCAAGCTTTTTTACTATTGCTTGATTATCAAAGAGTATTGAAATTCAGGTGGTTATAACTTGAAAAATTATCAATGACTTATGAATTGTCAAAAGTGCTAAATCTTACCGGAATTGTCAATATTTGAATAAAACCAATTTAATCCGGTATTTAATTGGGACACAAAAAAGCCAGTAGCGTTTAAACTACTGGCTGGTTGATTGGCTGATTGTTTTGGTTACTACTTCATAAATACTATTTTAACGTCTGCAACCTCTCCAAACATTCCTGTTAACTCACACTTTGAATAGTTATAGCATTCTGTATATTCAACATTCCAAGTGTACGCATTCTCCTTTTCTAATATGTCACCTAATTGATCTTCAAAGTTGTCAATGATTTCAACCTCTTCGTCATTCAATCCCGAATAATCTCCGTTAATTAAGCAAGGTAAAAAATGTTTACCTATTGTGTATTCATACATTTCTATTATTTTCATTATTTATACTCCTATATAAAACATTAGCGAGTAAACTACAGTAATTACCTGCATTCCTAAAACCAGCATTGCCATATTAAAAATGGTTTTTGCTAGTCTTAGACGGTTGTTCCAATTGTATTTTATAAGTTGTCTCATTTTCCTAACTCCTTAAATTAAATATTTCCCAGAACTCATGTGGTGCTGATTGAATAGTTATAAGCTTACCATCATAAATGAATTTATCATTTTCCTTGTGCTCACATTCATTGGCAAATTTTTTGTAATTCATTGCTTTGTAAAAATGGCAACCAAAATTGTCATTGTAATAATAATCTACACTCATAAGTCTTTCTGCTATATCTGCTATTATTTTATTCATTTTCTTACTTTCCCTTTGGAATTAAATAGTCACGTTCAACCTTCTTCGCTTCATTCAGCGCAGTCGTCTTTATAAACTGACTAGCGCTTACTCCTAATCGTTTTGCAACGTCAAAGATATAGTCTTTATCCTCTTCATTGATTTTGAGTTCTAGTCTGTTATTTGCTAACTTCTTTTGATATTTCTCTATGCACATAATTATATTCTTTCAATTATTTCGTATGTATTTCCGTTTGTTTTAATTATTGTCTTTTCCCTTATTTTGTTTGGAAAGGAGTGTGATCTATTGCCACACTCTTCTATATACTCATAGCAACCGAAATCATATATTAACTTCAGTGTAGTTTCTTTTCCATTAATCTTAACTCTATACATGATTATATTCCTTTTAGTGCTAATCTAATTGATGTTTTGTTGTATTTACCACCGTCTGGTGTCTTTTCACCGTATAAATTCCTTGCCATTAATCTGGCTGCTTTATCCTTGCCATGCTTATTAACCATGCTTACAGCCCAACCATAAAGGCTTTCGTCATTGTTAATCCATAGGTTAACATTCCATGCGTTCCAACTTCTATGTCCATTATGTGATTTCATCGTTTTATTCCTGTTTTAGTTATTAATTACATCATTTCTCCAAATGCTTTACTACAATGAGCACAATAGCTTATTAAATCTTCGTCTATATCATCATTGTACATTACTGCTTCTGTAGTCATTCCCACCACATTAAAGCCGTCATTAATCTCATGTAATGTGCTATGGCAAATGCTGCCGTAATTATCCTTGCAACACTCATGACATAATATTTCACCATCATTACAAATGGCTACTTTTTCATAACCACCCGGAAAAGCGAATGGTTCTCTAATAATGTTTTTAACTATTCTAACATTGTCGTGATTCATCGTTTTATTCCTAATTTCTAAGTTAATATTAATAAGATACGTATAATTGATACGTAACTTTATATATTTTGCAAGCAATTTTTTAATCTTTTTTTGCAATCTTCTATAAAGCCTTGATATTCAACGCTTGAAAATTGCAACTTTTTATTGCTGAAATGCTGGAATAGTGGAATAGTAGAAATTACGAAGTTTAAATAGGGTCGCATTCTTGAGCAATCAAGTTGCAGCTTCCAAAGATGTATTAAATTTAAAAGACTACATCTTTAACTAAAGGTAAGAAACGATTCAAAGCGCCTTACCTTTAAATTTTATGAAAGAAAAATGTAAATGCAACCGACTTGCAATAATATGTTATTGAGATTGGGTTGAGAATGGACTGATTTTTTAGTTCTGTTTCCTAGCAAGCCGAGGATGCCAAGTTGATTTTTGCATTTTCAAATTTGGTTAACTTTCTGAAAACCAAAATCTTATTTTCAAATCAAAGCTTCTCTATCCTGACATTTATCAAACCAGTTTCCAGATCCGCAATTTGCTTAAAAGCTATCATTGAGAGGTCAATAGCCCTGTTTAGACGTTTATTTGGACCTCTATCGTTCACCCTAACAACAATATATTTACCGTTTGCTGTGTTAGTGACCTTCAGCATAGTGTTAAAAGGGTAGTGCCAGCTTGCACAGGTGTATTTCCAAGGGTCAAATACCTCCATGTTTGCGGTATAGTTTCCTTCACATTCTTTGCCATACCAAGATGCTGTGTTAGCGTGTAGTGATGTGGCTAGTAGTAGTAGTAATAAGTATTTCATTAATACATCTCCTTTAATATATTTCTCATTGGGTCAAATTTAAGCTTAACCATATTCTCTTCTCCTGTTTCTCTTTGTTTCCAGACCTTTATTATTGAATCTGATTCACCTTCTTTACGTTCTTCTGGTGCTTTCTTGTTCCTGAACACAGTGACACCATTATGTGCTATATCGGTAATTGCTACACCACCACGAACATCAAATTTAGAGGGCATTTTGGATTCATCTTTGGTATCGTTCTTACCGGAATGAGCTACAAGATGTAAGTGCATCTCATTAAAATCTGCAAAATCTCTAAGTGTGGTAACAAAGTCCTTTTGCTCATCAATGTCTTTCTCTGATACACCGCATAGCGATAGCGAGTCTATCACTCCTATTCTGCAATCATATCTGCGTCTAGCGTATAGAAATGTATCTAGCATCTCTTTTTTGTCTGCCACACCTGTATTGTCATAAAACCAGACTTTTCCATTTAGATACTCGCTTATTTTGTGTATAGACTCTTGATTAACAACACCATATCTCTGCCTAGCCATTAATATAATAGACTTTGGAATTGATACTTCCATTGATGCGATAATAGCTCTTTTATCATTCTCTAGGTCATTGAGTATCCATTGTGACAAAGCCATAGTCTTACCATGAGATGACCAGCCTGTCCAAACTGTAAGCTCACCTAATCTTTGATTAAATCTTAGAGATTCAAAAGGAGATGGAGTGCCGTAGTGTGATTTATTGTCTGGATCTATTAGGCTTAGAATCTCTTCCTGATAATCTGATGCTGACTTAAACTTCTCTGGTTCAATTCTTTTTGCACCATGTATCATTTGTTCAATCTCTATAAGCTGGTATCCACTCATCCATGTATCATTTAGATCCTTCTCAGGTAGCTCAACGATTGCACATTTATCACTTCCTAGACGATCCAGAGCATTAGTTGTGGCTTTTCTTCCGGGTTCATCCATATCAAAGCACAACACAATGGTTGAATAGCTCATTAACCAATCATAGTCATTATCTATCCATTGGAGGCTATTAGCACCTTGAGGCATTGATACGGCATCAAAACCCATCATTGATGCAACCATCATATCCTCTTCACCTTCAGTAATGACTATTTCCTCTTTACCTTCACAGCATTGCTTTCCGATTAGCCTTTGTTCACCTGATATTCCTTTATCTTGAGCGCAGATTTTCTTACCCTTATCACTTCTCTGCCTTTTCTGATACTTCCGATAGATAATATTTCCATCGTCATCATAAACTGGATAGCACAATGAACCATTCTCAGTCTCTTCAAGTTTATACTTTGAAACTACCTCACTTGGAATACCCCTTTCTTTGAAGTAATCATACCAAAATCCTAGATATTCTAGTTCTCTGGTAGGTGATAGTTGTTTTATATTGCTCTTTTTAGCCACAGGAAGGGGTGTAGAAGCTATTTTTATGTCCGAGACACCATAGAGGCTACCTATCTCTATCAAAGCCGTTTTAAAGTCTATTCCCTTGCGTTTCATCCAAAGACCGATTAGATCACCTTTTTCATTTGGATCTGCCCAATCTTTATAACTGCCAGCATATTGACCTGATAATGGGATTGTGAAGCTGGTTCCTTCTGTTCCGTTTACATCTCCTATTATCCAACTTCCTGATTTCTCTTTTCCGTTTGGGTAAAGCTCCATTGCAATTCTCAATGGATTGCTTTGGACTATTTGCTTAATGTGGTCTACTGTCATTTAAAATAAATCCTGATCGTTAGATTGTTGATTCTTTTGAGATGGGCAGTAGTTCAAGTTTTTCCATTTGCGAATACAAGCCCTCCAATCTTTAATTGGTTTCCCATTATTCATCCATCCATTTGAAATCCAATGTTGCCAATAATACTCACCATCAGATTTCAGTAATCCAGTTTCCAAACAAAAAGAAATAATCTCATCTTCAGATGATGCTTTAGCCTTTTCTATTTCTCTTTCTTCTTTCTCTTTCTTCTTTCTCTTTGGAGCATGAGAGTCTAAGTAGATACTCACTAGACTCTCATGAGACTTTAATGAGTCTTTTATAACTTGTTCTAAGTCACAACTTTCCACATGAGATCGCTTTGATTTATGTTGAACTGTTTGGTGTTCACCCCAACCTTTTACAAAAAGTAGCCTCTTATTTTTGTATGTTATAGGAATTAGCAACTTTTCTTGTATTAATTCCTTTATCCATTCTCTTAATTTCTTCTCATTTATATTTGGATCAAGAGGGAAAATGTCACCTAATAAACTACGGTCATTATCAAGGCAAAATCCGTAGTCATCGCAAAAGTTCCATACCCCAATGAAAGTCAAGCGAGACTGCAATGAAACTCTCATGAGTGTCTCAGATGACCAAAACTCAGGTTTTATCATTCTATTTCTAGCCATTATTTTTACCTTCTACAATTATACATATTCTCAATACATAACTCCAATAACTCTCTTGTAGAAATTAGATCTCTTTCATATATAGGTAATATATCCTTCTTATACCCATTCATTATTACCTCTAATTGTCCCAAGTGATGAGTGCTTATTGCTTTAATAGCTTTTGCTATTAATCTATCACTTTCTGTCCTATATTCATGGCATGCCTCACATAATGTTTCCAATTGATTCCTTTCCGTTTCCCAAGGATCTCCATTGTATGATAAATGATGAACATGTAGAGTAGACTCATCATCTCCACAACAAACACATGTAAATTCATCTCTATTTAATATCTCTAATCTCTTTTTTTGCCACCTAGGATCTTTTAGTTTTTCTTTATAATTCATAATTTTCCAAAAAAAAATCACAAAAAAAGCCACCTGTGGAAGTGGGGAAAACTAAAACCCCAGTAGATGACTTAATTTGTGATAAAATTCAGTTTAGTTTTTTTCTGCTCGCTGTAACCATCTTCCACAACAGTTACACGCATAACAATTGTTATTTATTAACCATTGTCAATACTTAAAAAGGGATAGAATCTCCATCTTCTTCAATGCTCACCACTTCCTGATTATTAGCACTCGGAATATTTCCATCTGGATGCGCTGGTGGGTTTTGTCTCTCATTCTTGGTAACCTTGCAAAATGCTCCATTCACATTAGTAAAATACCTACCTTTCCATTCTTTTGATCCGCAATATCCTGACATTTCTACAATATCACCTACTTCTGGCTTAGTTAGTAACTTATCCTCTTTGAACTGTATAGTTATTGCCTGATCGTATTTGCCATCATTCCATCCAACGGTTATAGCATGCCATCCTTTATTAATGTCGATATGAACACATTTCCCTTTAACTGATACTTTTGTTTGATTCTCACTCATTTTATTTGACTTATTGTTATTATTGATAGAAATTAATCACTTCTTAATTCATGTTTGCAAGTTAGTTAATACTATTCTCATTGTGTATTACTCTTCGTATTAAGCCCCGGTTTGTCGTTTCCGGGGCTTATTTATACACCTAGTTCCAATACCATTTGTTGCATTC